AATAAAACAGTATTACAGAAGCTTTTGTCTTTATATCACCCGTTAAACGGGCCTTTATTTATAGAGCACAAGCCAGAAGTAGTAGCTGCAAATGAAGTGGATATTTTAGAGCTACAAGTTGATGCGTTAATGGCGGCAAGAGATCTTGACATAGAAGTTGCTGAAGCTGTTATGCGTGTAGAAATAGGTTCTGAAGTAAACAGCATGAGTTCTAAAGAACTTAAAAGAGATCTTCTATTATTCGCTAAAAGAAACCCTGGTTTGTTTTTAGAGCTTGTAGACGATGATAATGTTATGCTTAGAAACTTTGGTATTAAAGCTACAGAAGCTGGAATATTGAAACTATCAGGAGATCAAAGACATTTCTCTTGGGCTTCTACAGATAGAAAGCTTTTCACTGTACCATTTGAAGAGCATCCATACACCGCGTTAGCTCATTGGTTTAAAACTGATGAAGGTATGGAAATATATGCTAACGTTGAAAAACGATTAAACTAATAATCACTTAGTTGGGCGGCCACCCTTCGGGGTGGTCACTAACTATAAATAACGAATTATGGCAATAAGTGTAGATAGAGTATATCAAACAGTATTAGCAATAGCTAACAAAGAACAAAGAGGTTATATAACTCCACAGGAGTTTAACTTATTTGCCAACCAGGCTCAAAACGAAATATTTGAGCAATACTTTCATGACCTCAAATTATTCCTAAGAATTCCTGGTAATAAAACCGTAACTTCAGATCCTCGAGAGATGATTGAGGAAAAGATATCTATTTTTAGAGTAGCTAATCAAGGATACTCAAGCTCAGGTGGACTTAGTGATAATGTTTATAAGCTAGAAGCGGTAAGATACAAAGAAGCCGCTACAGGTATTTTTTATGCTGCTGAAGAAGTTAGTAAAAGAGAATATGATGCGTATCATATGTCATCTCTTATGGCGCCTGGAATAAATAGACCTATATTTTATAGATCAGGTAATACTATTTATCGCTCTCCAGTGGGTGGCTACACTAGCACGCATATAGATTACATAAAAAGACCAAATTCACCTAATTGGACATATGTAGTTGTAAATGGTGATGCGTTATTTAACCCAGATACGAGCGCTGGATGGCGAGACTTTGAATTA